AGCAAATATTGAAAAAGACAAATTTGCAGATTATCTTAATAATGAAATTGAACAGCCAGACGAAGAAACAGAAAGTCAAAGTGCGAAGGCCCTAAAAGCATTTACTACTAACCTTAATGACGCTGTTAATAAAGGAAAAGTAGATCCTGTAATAGGCCGTGTAGAAGAACTAGAAAATATTGCATTGGCATTGGGGCGTAGAAGCAAAAACAATGTGATCTTAGTCGGCGACCCGGGAGTTGGTAAAACTGCTATTGCAGAAGGATTGGCCTTTAATATTGTAAAAGGCAACGTGGCAAATTTCTTAAAAGATTACACTGTGTACAATCTTGATATCAGTGCTATGTTAGCCGGCAGCAAATATAGGGGTGATTTTGAAGAACGCTTTAAATTTGTTCTAGCAGCTTTACAAAAGAAAGGTAAAACTGTGCTTTTCATCGACGAAGCGCACATGATCAGTGGTGCCGGTTCGGCAAGCAACAGTGCAAATGATCTAAGCAATATGATGAAGCCAGCACTTGGTAAGGGAAACATCAAAGTAATTGCTAGCACTACCTGGGAAGAATACCGCAGGCATTTTGAAAAGGATCGTGCTCTTATGCGCAGGTTCCAAAGAATCTCAGTTGAGGAGCCAAGCGCCGAAAATACCATACAGATACTCAAAGGTATAAAGAAATACTATGAACAACATCATAGTGTAAAGATTAAAGATGAAGCACTACACGCAGCAATTAAATTAAGTGTCAAATATCAAACCGATAAAAAATTACCAGACAAGGCAATCGATCTTATTGATTGCGCCTGTTCAAGGTTCAATATAAAATTAGCAAATGAAAGAATTATTGGCGAACAAGAAATACAGTTTGAATTGAGCAAAATGATCCAGATGCCAGCTGAGGTCATCATGGAACAAGAATCGTATAATTTGAATAAGCTGTATGATAATTTACAAAATGAAGTTTACGGTCAAGATCTAGCTCTTAATGAACTTGTGGACAAAATCTTAGTCAGCAGAGCAGGATTAAAACAGGAAAATAAACCAATCGGAAGTTTTGTTTTTATGGGCCCTACTGGTTGCGGAAAAACAGAAACTGCAAAAAGTTTAGCCAAGCATCTAGGGGTTAAATTGTTACGGTTCGATATGAGTGAGTATCAGGAGAAACACTCAGTGTCCAAATTAATTGGCTCACCTCCGGGATATGTCGGCTTTGAAGACAATGCTGGACTGCTTATCACACAGATCCAGGAAAATCCAAACGCAGTTTTACTATTTGATGAAGTTGAAAAAAGTCATCCAGATGTAAGCACTATTTTGTTACAGATTATGGACAATGGTTTTGTAACTGGCAGTAATGGAAAACGTGCTGATTGTAGAAATATTGTGTTAATACTTACTACAAATGCAGGTGCCACGGCCAGTGAGAAAAATAGGATTGGATTCGGAAATCAAGAACGAGAATATGAAGATGTAGAATTGAAGAAATTCTTTGCTCCAGAATTCCGCAACAGGTTAGATGCTGTGGTTACGTTTAAGAAACTTTCGAAAGAAACTATGATTAAAATCGTAGGCAAGTTTATGGTAGAACTCAAAGAACAGATCAAAGACAAGGGTATCAAGGTTAAATTGAAAGATGATGCGGTGGACTTACTAGTGAAGAAGGGGTTTGACAGCAAGATGGGCGCAAGACCCTTACAGCGTGTGATAGACAAAGAAATAAAGAGACCGTTAGCAAAAATGATGTTGTTTGGCGACTTGCGCCATGGTGGAATCGTAACCATTGGTGCAGAAGTTGACAATATTACTCTAACAGTAAAACCAAAACTTATGAAGTTAGAATATAATGTTGAAACTCAGTCCGACAATAACGGTTAGCGAAACGCATAGCCTTTTCCAGAACAAGTACAGATATAAAACTGTGATAATCTGTCCTGCAGGACATTGGTTTAGGGGTAGGAATATCAAACATGCAGAGCACATGTTACATAGTTGGGTGAAAGGTGATTTACAAAAACATCAATGGCACAAACTTAAAACAAAAGATGACTATCAATACTGCGTCGATCTTGTTTCATTGTTTAAAAAAATGAACGACTATCTTTTACGCATTGAACAACCACTATTGAGTTTTTATACCAACGACCAAACACAGGCATATGCTGTTGCTAATTTAGATCCTTTACGTACAAAATACGTTGCAATACCACCAAACAATACAGATATAAAGAAAAATCAGATCATACTGAAACGTATCGATTATGATTACAAAGTCACTGTTGGCCGAACTAAACAAAACTACAGTAGTTTTATTGCTTGGGCCAAAAGCACTGGCAAGGCCAAGATCACGAAAACCTGTGAAAAAATGTTGTCTAAAGATTACTCATGGGGTGGCTTTTATTTTTATGTCAAAGATGATGCTGCTATGACCATTGTTAAAATGTTCTTAGGGTCAGATATAAGCCGCGTAGTTAAAGTAATACGACCGGATAAATAATTGTTATGCCTATATTAGCCACAACATTAGTAAGCAGCACAACACATCCTTCTGATAGTTCAGTAGAAACAATTACCAGCGATAAGGCCAAGGGGGATGGTTATTATGGTCGCAGTGACGGTCTACATACTGTACAGTTAAAATTTACAGGATTTATTGGAAGTTTTGTAATGCAAGGTTCGCTGGCCATTGATCCCAGCGACAGTGACTGGTTTGACATCGACAACACAGACCTTACTTATAATTCAACCACTGATGTTGCTGAAATCTTAAATTTCACAGGCAATTTTGTATGGATCCGTACTGTGATTGCCTTCACAGACGGCACTGTAAACTTCGTGCTTTTAAACCATTAACTGATCTCAAAACACAGATAAATAATACATCGTATTATAAACGGTGTTGATCTATGAAAATTTTTGAGATATTTGGGCACAATTCAGAAGAAGCATTCGCTCCAGACTTTGATCTAGGAGATGATTTACGTTGTTTTATCAACAATGACCCACAGTTTTATAGAAAGCATTATTTTCCTTTTATAATTCGGTTAAAAGAAGCTAAAGAAAAGAAGGTCAAGTTCACAGCTAAGGCATTTGAAGCACTGGTAAAACACGCCTATGATGTGTACAAAGAATCTTACAAAGATACGCCTAATTTACCCACTGATCTAGAAGAAGGGTTAGTAATGGATATATGCGAAAATCTATATCGAGAAGAAATCAAAAATATAGAAGAGGGCGTGTATAATGATATTAGTTGAAGGTGGAAATGAATTTAAATATGCCGATGGTACTCCTGCTACAAAACAGGATGCAACCAGCGAAGAAGCCATGGCCACACTTAAAAGCCTTGGCGAAGAAATTGGTATAAATTTAGAAAAATTTGCCGCCGGCAGCATCATATATCCTGGAGCCAGTACAGGGGATGCAGACACTGTAATAGATCCGTTAGACTTTGTGGCACCAAGTGATAAAATACAAACTCCTAAAGAAGCGCAAGATGAATTTAGAGAATATTTAGGACAAAAATTAACTGCTGCTGGATATAGATTTGTTGAAAAGCGAGATCGAATAAATCAACTTGAACGTTATTTTAAAATAGCAGGAGACGGGCTTACTGCGTGTGCGCCGATACCAAACACCAATGAATGGTTACAGGTAGATTTAGATATTTCCGAGCCGAATCAAGGTAAGTTCATGCGCTGGAGTCGCAGAGGCGAACCAAACTCTCCCGACACCCCTAAAAAGTTACGTGCAAAAGGTTCATATCGCCATATATTACTTACTGAAATAGGGCGTGTGATAGTAAGCACAAAACATCCTCAGGGTCTTAGTTGGAGTTACAAAAACGGCTTACTTGATCGAGCAACAGGTGAAGTTGTTACAAAAGATCCAAATGAAATTGCGGAAATACTGTTCGACGGCAATGCCAGTGATTTAGATAACATTAACACAATACTGTCAAAATTTAGACAAAGTCATCCTGACAAATATAATTCTGTTATAGAAAAAGTCAATCAAGGATTAGAGAAATACGGCACAGAATATAAATTGAAAGAACATTATCGCGTAGGAACTCCGCAATGGTTCGCACAGATAAGGACTATCATTAAATGAGGGCCCGTGAATTTATCATTGAGGTAGCCTCTCCTACTGTAGGTCGCAAATATCAGCACGTAGAAGATTTAATCTTTACTGGTATACCAAGTAAAGGAATTAATCCTGGTGCGGCATCTGGTTTACAGGCCGTTAGAATTATCAAGGACATGTCTACGCAGTCAAAAGGTCAAAATGAAATTAAATGGGATGGTAGTCCTGTAGTTTATTGGGGTAAGCAAGACGGAGTGTTTTATCTTATACCAAAAAATGCTTGGGAATACCTAAAGCGTGGTAAAACACAACTAGACAATGGCGTGAAAACAGCGCCAACAAATCCAAAAGAAGTAAATGCATTTTTATTAGGCACCGGAAAACCAGATCCAGAACGCGAGACACAACGCAGACAGTATGCGAAACAAATAGCGAATTTGTGGTCATACTTTGAGGATGCTAGTCCTGAACAAGGTTTCTTAGAAGGTGGTTTACTATTCTATCCGGGCACTAAACCAAACGGTAAAACAGCTGAACCAGTATACAATAAAGAAACTGGAGAATATGGATTTACTCCTAATATAACAGGATTCTACATAGGCAAAGACAGTGACTTAGGTAGACGTATAAAAACAGCCAAGGTAATGGTCGCAGCTACGGGATATTATGAAAGTTTAGGAAGTTCAGACGAAAAAAGATATCCGAACCCCGAGGAGCTTTCCACAAATGATACTATTGTACAAGGCACAGTCTATGTTGAGTCTGCACCAGGTATAGATGAATCTCTAGTGGATGATGCTGAATCTTTTATTACTACGAATAGTAATTTGATAGACGCATTTTTATCCCCTAAACCAGGATTAAGTAAAGTTGGTGAGGTCTTATACAAGTTTTATAATCAAAATCTACGTGTAGCAGGTGTAAAAGAAAAGTTCTTAGACTGGGCTAATCAAAATCTCAGTGCTGCGCAGGCCAAAAAAATTATCAGTGATCCGGGATTGGATGCTATTTTATCAGCAGTGGAAAAGCTCAGCGTGGCAAAATTAGACATGTATCAAAGAGCCAGTAGCGGCACGCACAGTGGTATTAGACAGACTAAGCCGGAAGGTTATGTATACAAAGATCCTGACACAGGTCAATTTGTAAAGGCCATTAGTCAAGCAGACTGGGCACCGAGGAAAGATTAATATGCTACTACGTCAATTATTTGAGGCGATAGAACGCACAGGTAAAAGCACTACCGCAGTAGTGGGTTGGGGTCGAGGCATGGGACATAAAGGCCACATGATGTTGGCAAGTAGTGTGATTACACATGCTGAAGAATTAGAAGGGGATCCGTATTTTGTTGTAAGTAGAACATACGGTCCGGATGACCCGTTACAGCCAGAA